CGTTGCAATCGTAGGTGCAATTTGTTTAAGCCAGTCCATTATTTCTCCAATAAAAATGACAAGTTTGCATGGCGAGGATACTGAACCACACGCTCACCCTCGGGGCATTTGTATTTGATGGTTGCCAGCAGTGTGGCTGTGCCGGGTGCAATCTTCTCTTTTCTGACCATCGTCAATTGGTAGGAAAACGTGTCAATCTCTGGCCCTGCGGGGCCGCTGAACTTGCTTGCTGTTGTTGTTGCCTCATGCACCATGCCCGATGCGTCACGGATGCTTGGGGTAAAACTTTCAACAGAGCAGTCATCACGCTTTTTGATTCGGGCCACTGTGACGTTAATGGGCTGTCCAGCCGCTGCGGTAATCTTAAAGTGCTCTGGCGACCACTCCAGAATAGCCCGGTCAAACCAACCAAACTTGTCGGCAAGCGTGTAACCGCCGCCAATGGCTGCAATGCTGGCTGCGACGGCTCCGATGGCCTTGGTCACATCTATCATTTGTCTTTACGGTTAAAAATCTCAAACAGGCTTTTGACCTTTTCTTCAAGCACGGCGATTTTTATGTCCATCTTAGCCAGCACAATGATGAGCGTTATCAGCGCCAGCAGCATGGGCCAACCCTTTGCCAGTGCCTCGAAAAATTCCATGATTATCGGAAAGTGCCATTATTGATAGCGTCCATCATACGTCTGCCGTACCTCTCCACCGCCTCCTTGGTAATAACGTGTTCGCCAATTTTTAGCGCCCCGTAGCCATCGTCAGGTGCAGGGGCGCGGCCCATTAAGCGTTCGGGCGTGACCATGCCGCCTTGGTTAAAGGCTTGGCTATTGCCGCCAAAGCCAGCAGTACCACCGCCGAAACCGTCAGCGTTGGCCCCTGGTGCGTTAGCGCCGCCGCCGTAGCCACTTGTTGTACCCGCGGCTGCATCGCCGTACAGTCCTACGGGGCCATACGGGTTAGGCGTTACCTCCCGAGTCTCAATTTGTGCGGGATTTAAGGACACACTGGAACTTGGAAGAATACCGCTCAACAAAGACGCAAGGAAGTTATTGGACTGTGGGGCTGTAGCTGTTGGGGCGTATGATTTTTCACCAGTTTGGAACGCTTGTTGCGGGGTGTTTTGCATAGGCGCGTTCATGCCCGAAAGTTCACTTGACCTAAACGCTTGCTGCGGCGTATTTTGCATAGCTGAGTTTCTGTCTGCAATCTCACTTGTCCTAAACGCTTGCCTAGCCTCAGACATTTGCTGGTTTGCAGGGGCGTTTCTTGCCTCTGCTGCTTTTCCCATTGCGTAGTCAGCAACTTTGGCTAGACTAAACGCCATGCCAATGCCAGGAATCCTACCCAACGCAAAACCTAACGCTGGCGGCATTTCCCGCATGGTGTCTCGGAACGCTGACCTGTCTTGTGCTGGACCTAGGCCAAGTGCATCAGGCCCAGACGGGCTGGCGTACTCTCTGCCCTGACCAAAATCTTGCCCACCACCACCACCCATCTGGTTCTCCTGCCGCTTACGCAACATCTCATTGAAGGCATTGAGGTAGTAATTCATATCTTCAGCCCGTGGTTTCGCAAGAAATCTACAAACAGATAGGCCACACCAATAATAGCCGCCCAGACTAGACCAGCAAGTGTCTTCTCAATGATGGCCTTCCGCAGCCGCTCCATGTCGTTCTGCGCTTTGATGGCGTTCTTCACCCACGCCAGTTCTTCTGGCGAGAGGATGTTCTCTGCCCTGCGCTCACGCAAGACAGAGGTTAATTCACCAACAAGTAGGGCGCGGTCTTCGGGGGTCATTGTGAACCGCCTAAAGCGTTGGTAACTTCTTTTGGGCTTAACTGGTTGGCCCTAGCAGCCCTAGTTTTTGGGCCTTGCCCAGTACCCGAAACTGGTCTGGGTTGACGCAAATTTTCTTCTAGCCCGGTTAAAAGATCAAGCATTTGATCTCTTTTTATTACGGCATCGCGTTTCATTTGAGCATTTTTTGCTTGGTCTGCAATATCTTGAAATGCTCTTGCTTTGTCTTCAATTTTTGTAACCGCATCTTGAACCCATTGACGATCCATCATTTTTGATGCAAGGGCTTTGTCAGTTAAGCCTTTAAATTCCGGAGCAGCGGTAGCAAGGTCTATCTTGGTTTTATCAAAAGCTACTTTTTCAGCCGCTGTAAGGTCAAACAATTTTCCAGCCGCAACTTTTTCAGTGGCGGTTGTTAACGATTTGCCTAAATTCTCCATAAAAATTTCTGGTGTTGCTCCCTTAACACCGGCCCCGCCGACCTTGTACGTGCCAGTAATGGGGTCAAAATCTAACACAGCACCCATACCTGTTGGTTGCCGTGCTGCTGCTTCAGCCGCAGCTTGTTGGGCTTCAGCGGCAGCGCCTTGGCGCATAGACAAATCCCTAGCGCGAACATCTTCCATGCGTAGAGCGCCCATTTGTCCACCAACTGGGCCTTGTGACATTCCTATCTGGGCAGGCCCAGGCGCAACACCGGGGGTAGTAAGTGGGCCGGGGCCACTTGGACGCAGTACAAAATTTGGAATTTGATCTGGCGTTAAAACTGATTGACTGTAGTCATACGGAACCAACGCATTTGGTGAATAACTTGGCTCTACGGGGCGCAACATATTTGGCGCAGGCCGGTAATCTGTAGGCATAGCGCGGGATGCTTGATATTCCGGCGTCACCATTCCTTTGGCGGCTAATCTACTACCAATCCAACCAGAAGCCCCGCCAACACCAGCCCCACCAATAGCGCCAGGATAACCTGCAACAGCGCCGCCAGCCAATGCACCGCCTGCACTTAACAAACCAGACCTTGTGACTTTGGGCATTACTTGTGAGACAGGCGCTTGCGTATTCATCAAATTTGGAACAGTAGCCGCAACTTTTCCAAGGTCAGCGCCAACGCCGGTCATACCGCCTTTTTTTTCATCTAGCAATTTTGCGTAAACTTGAGGGTCAACAGTTTCATTGGCAAAGTTAATGGCTCGTTCATGGTCAAAAATTTGAGCCATTCGAACTCGCGCCGTTTTCATTTCCGACAATGCTTTGGAATTTGGCGCATTGGCGTCAACTATGTCTTCCAAAATATTTGCAATTGACATTTGAGCATCAGCTTTTGCTCTTAACAATGGATCAGGATTAACTGATTCAGCTTTGTAAACAGCGTTTGCATTTCGACGATTTGATCGAATGTCGTCTAACAACAAAGCCCCGCTACGACCTTGTTGCAATTTGTTTATTGCGTCATCAATCAAAGAACCCACTGCTGCTGCTGATTGTTCGCCACCAATTAAAGCTGGGGTTCTAAGAGATTCAAGCGCATTTAAAGATGTTTGAGGAGTTTGCAAAACACCCATTTTGCGAATTACATCGTAAGGTTTTCCAGCAACATCTAAGGCGCGGTCAATAGCAGCAACACTTAATTTTTCAGTTGGGGCAACACCTAAATCTTGGCGAACTACTTTAGTTGTTTGAGCAGCGTTGTACGTGAGAGCAGCTTCATCAAAGGCTTTGCCAACCAACATTCCTTTAAAACGGTTTCTCATTGTTGGGTTGGTAACAGCTGGATCCATTGCCAAACCTTGACGCTCTGCCGCTTTTGTTGCATCAATAATTGGCGCATTGGCGTAGCTTTGAGCAACACGCCCTTCTTGAATACGAGCTGCACGGGCCTCAAGAGGCACGGCAATAGCGCCGCCAATAAGATTGGCCTCACTGCGTCCAGCGTCACGAATAGCACGGGCAGCAGCCGGTACAGATTGACCAAAAGCATTTAGTGTTGGAATAGGCACTCCAACTAAGGGCGCTAAAGCATTTCCAATAGCGGCAGTGTATTCCTGCCCCTTTTCAGTTCTAGGTTGATAAAACTGACTTTGTACTTTTTTGCCAAACTCTGCTGCTGCTGCTCTGCCTTGTGGCGTAAACGCTTGACCACCAAAAAGTTCATAGCCCAATTGAGCAATTGGCGTAACGACACCACCAACCATTCCCCCTGCCATTGCAGGCAACACCTCTGCTGCGCCGTAAATCTTATCAATCAACGATACTGGCTCTTGCGGTGTTGGTGCTAGATTAGCTCCGCGCTCAGTTGGAATCTGCGAAACTAAGCTACGGGTAGCGGGAACTTTTGACGCTAGATAAGCATCTGGATCAAAAGCAACAGGCGCAGACGCTTTTTGCGCTAGGTAAGCATCAGGGTCAAATGCAGCCATGTCATTGTCCTAAACGCTGTTTAATTTGAAGTGAGCGGGGATCTTTTGGGTTAGCGTTTGCCCAATCTAACGCCTGCTTATCTGCTGGCGCAAGTGCAGCAGCCGCTGGCTTGCCGGGCGCGGCTGTTGTTTCGTCGTAAGTAAGGTCAAATTTATCTCGGAGATTTTTAGCAAGTAAACGGGCTTGGCGAACAACATCACGCATTTGTTCATCAAGATTTCCAGCAGTTGGTCTAATATTTTGCACAGCGTCAGAAATAAATTGCCATTCTTGAACCGCCATGTTGCCAAGTTTTCCATCCAAAGACGCAAGTGACCGGCCAAGTGTTTTAATTTTGCCTTTAAAAGTTTCCAACTTTTGTTCTGCTTTAGTTGCATCGCCAGATGGAAGTGATGGCAGCAAACCTTGATATCCCGTAATGCCGCCAAGCCCAGGATGTGGTTTTATTTTTTTATCTGGATTGCCAACTAACTCATCAGTTAACTTTTCCAGTTCATCGGCTGTGTCTACTGCTGATTTAATTTTAGATGTGTCAGCGGCAAAGTCTTTTTTCAACGCTTGCTGTTGCAAAGCAGTCAAGGGTTTACCTGCCGCTGGGCCACCAGGGATAGGCTCCAAATCTCCAGCTTTATTAAAACGATACCCAGATGGCGCTTTAGGAACTGCTGCTCCACCACCTTCACCACCGCTAGATTTAGCCGTCAATCTTGCCATTTGTGCAGCAAATTCTTTGTTGTACGCAGGCGTACCCGGTTCGCCTTTTAACCGCGCAAACGAATCTGCATTTTTCATTTCTGGAGTAGGTGCTGGCGGTGCGGCTACAGCAGCAGCAGGCTTTGCAGTCATCCTTGAAACTTCTGCGCGTAACGCAGCGTTAAACGCATCCGAACCTTCTGGGCCTGCGCCTAATGCTATTGCCCTTGCATTTCTTTCCTCTTGTGTTCTTGCTTCTGGTGCAACTACAGGGGGTTTTTCTTTTAGCCTGTAATAAAGTTCGAGTCCCTCTGGCGTTTCTGGAATCCCTGTGGCTTTCATTTCTGCAAGAGTACCAGTCGGCGCAGATACGGTAGGCGCTGCACGTTTAGCAGCTTCATAGGCTGCGTCACCTTCTGGCGTTAACGAATAGCCTAATGCAGTCATTATTGCTATTTTGTCTGGTGGCTTAACCGCTGCCGCTGCTGCCGCTGGCGCAGTTACGCCAAGTCCTCTAAGACGAGGATCATCACCGGGAATAGCCATTTGCCCAGGGCTTAAAATAACTGGTGGCCTAGGCTTCTGCCCTTCCAACACACTAGCAGCAGTAACAATAAGTCTTTGCTTGACGTTTGCGTCCCATGCAGCAGGCATATACGGTTCAAGTTTTGGATACTGAGTTAAGACGCTTGTACGGAGTGCTGCATAGCTTTCTACGTCATTTGGGTCTATCCCCGCAACTGCATCCCTAGTCTGAGCCACAGCATTTTTTAAGATGCTGGATTCGTTTAAGTCAGCTTGCGACCTTGCTTGATCTCTTAGTCGTTGCTGTGTATCCCCTTCAGCCAACGTCTTGTAAACGCCCTGCCCGGCTGCGCCATAGCCCAACAACTGACTGCGGTTGTTTTCGTTAAGGCCCGGCAAAAACTGACGCAAGGCGTTGCTCTCTTGCCGCGCCCTTCCGTATTCCTCCATCTGCATTTTGGCAAGTTCGTTCTCTTGTTGATACTTCTGCATCTGCGCCAGCTTGTTGAACTGCACTGTTGGATCGGGGATATTAAACTGCGCCCCTTGCGCTATCATTTCGTTAAGAGTTGCCATGATTAACTTTCATCAAACAATTGTGAACCATACGGCGACACATTCATTCGGTTTGCGTATGCGATTTGTTGCGGAGAATACGCTGACTGTCTGATAGCTGGATTCCTAAACAAATCCATCATCTGGTTGTTTTGGTATCCTTGAAGCGCAGCTTGTATGGCGTTGTTGTAAGTGTTACCCGCACCGATCTGCCCAGCGCCAATGGCCTGCCCAGCTTGGTTTGTTAGGTTGCCAACATTGGTTGCGTAATTTTGACCGGCAGCGCCAATTTGAGTACCTGCTGTTTGCCCCAAACCAGCCATAGCAGCCAAGCGGTTGTAGCCAGTGTTGGACTGTGCCACCCTAGAGTTATACGCATCTAATGCACGTTGGTAATCTTCTTTTTCACCTACAGACGCTGCATTTCGGTTGTAATCTGAAATTGCTTTTAAAGCACCGCCAGAAAACATTCTGCCTTGTGATGCAAGTAATCCCTGTACGTTTCTATTGCCAGCATCAGTTAAAAACTTATTTGCCGCGCTTTGCGTATATTTTGATGGGTCATATGAAAACGCTTCTGGTTGTGCAAACGCACCGCCCTGCATCTGCCTAAGTGCATTGGTTCCTGCTTCAAACTGGGGCTGTAACCGCGCTATCTCGGCCTGCCGTTGCTCAAATTGCAAGTCGGAAGCACGGTTGGCTGCATTAGCCTGGGTTTGTGCAGCGTCACGTTGACCGCTAGACGACAAGTAGCCACCAAGTAGCGATGCGCCAGCGGGAATACCAATTTCTGGACTAGGCATTTTCAAACTCCTCAAAAGCGTAGAACTCGCGGATTTCGCGGGACACCTTACGCATATGCTCAAAACCACCAATCAAAAATGCGGTGGCAATATGTATCTCAATCCCAAAATTGCGGATGTGAAACGCCAAGTTCCTCAAATGCTTTTTGTCACTTTTGCACATCTCATTTGCGTCATGGAACCCGTTGATCGACGCCATGATTAAGGGCTGGTAGTAGTTGTAGTTTGCCACAAACCAACGGTTAGCGGGTAGCACAAACATCAACGACAAAAAAGCCCGGTTAACGTGTTCGTCTAGGACTTCAACGTCCTTGTCAATCAGATCGTCCCACAACTCTACTGCGTCAAAAAAACAATTTACAAAGTCAATGGCATCTTGATGGCCTAAAAACCAACGCTGTTTGTTAGTTTTGCTGTCCTCTTGCCATTGAGCAGGCATTACTGGCATCATCTACCTTAAGTCGCAGGAGTCTGCGCTGTAAGCAAACCGTTAGTAAAAGTCATGCTGCCGTCTGCGCCTAGTGCGGTCAGTTTAGCAGTCACGATGGTGGCGCTAACGCCAGCAGTGGAAGTGCCTGTCCCGCCGTTGGCTATAGGCAGGATACCACTGACTTGCGTAGTTAGGCTAACCCCACTGAGCGTACCGCCAAGGGTCAGGTTGCCAGCAGTGGTGACTGTGCCTGTCAGTGTGATGCCGTTGACCGTGCCAGTGCCGCCAACTGACGTAACCGTGCCAGCACCCAGGTTGGCTCGGGCTGCTGCGGCTGTATTGGCTCCTGTGCCGCCATTGGCTATCACCAAAGTGCCTGCCAGTACCACCGCACCAGTTGTTGGGCTGCTGGGCGTAAACCCCGTTGTGCCTGCGCTAAAACTTGTCAGACCACTGGAGGCCACGGTTATCGTCCCGGCGCCGTTGGTCACGGTGATGCCTGTTCCAGCAGTCAAGGTGTTGAGAGAATAGCCCGTGCCGTTGCCAATCAACAGCTTGCCGTTGGTCGGAATTGTGCCTAGCCCCGTACCGCCGTTGATTACTGGCGTGATGCCAAGGCCAGAGCCGGTGATTGTGTAGACGTTGTTGAGCCAACGAAACCATTGGGTCGTAATCTGCCCGTCTTCCGTAAAAGCTACCCGAGGCGCAGGGATTTGGGTAATGTCTGCCATATCAACTTGACGTTGGACTCAGCACCAACTCAGCGCCCATGATGGCAATCTTTACCGGGTCAGTGCCGCTGACCTCGTAAACCCGATCTCTGGACGAACCAAGCCGCCGCCAGAACGTGCGGTAGCCGTACTCACCAATCTTGCCCATGCTTGTCCAATGCTCACTTGACCAAGTGTGACCGCTATCGTCGCTCCAGCGCAACATGACTTGCGGGTCATAGCCTGGGGTGGCTGGAAATGACTCGGTGACAATATCCGCGCCGTCAATGTCTGGGCCAGAGTAGGCAAAAGTCACCAAGTTCTCACCCGGCAGACCTAGAGATGGTTCAGTGATGATCTCAAGGCCCGACTCGGTTGCCAGATACTCCCAATTGAACTCGGCAATTAATTGGTAGCTTGGCCCTGCTGGTGGGACGTTTGCCAACTCGGTAAGGATGCCATCAGCAGTCTGCCCTGGCGTGATGCCCAGCCCTACGCCTGTTTCAGCGTCTAGTTGCAAGGTGTGGTGGGCCGTGCGTTTGAGGTTGTTTTGGCCTGACGGCAACGCCCTCCATGAGCGCAGCCACTTTTGGATGCTGCCGTTGTCAGCGTACACATCCAAGTCAAAAGCGTAGATGTTGCCGTTAACGTAGTCGCCCAGCACAATTTGGCTGTTGAAAGCCATCTGACAGTTTGACCTGTGGCGCATGAACAGGCCATTGTCGAACCCAGCCCGTTCGTGCCATGCCTGGGTAGACACATCGTAGACCCAAGTGGCATTGCCGGTTGGGAATGTCAGGACGTAGAAGGCATGGCCTTCTTGCTGGTAGGTGTAGGCAATGGCGTCAGAAATGTCGCCGTATTGGGCAATGGCAAACTCAATAGCGTGGGTGCTGACCCGAGTGCCGGTGTAGCCGTTGGCCCGGTAGACGATGCCCTGGCCTCGCGCATCTGCGCCTAGCCAGAAGATGCCGTTGTCCAACTTGGCAACACTAAACGCCGCAGCGCAGCCAATCTCATTAAACGCGCCTTGGATGCGGGTCATGGGGAAGTCGGCAGCGCCAGAGTTGTACCAGACCTCGACTGAGTTAGTGCCAAACAACCAAATTTGCCCGTGGTCAACAATCATGCTAACCAAGCCGTCAGGCGAACCCTCGGCACTGGCAAAGTCAAGCGGGTCAACCGATGATCCATCCAGCAGTTGCGTTAGCCAGAATACTTGGCTGTTTGGCTGGATGAAGACAAAGTAACCGTCCAAGTAACCAACGATTAACGCGCCAGCAAAGTCAACGTCTGTGATTTGGGCAAAGACTGCTGTACTGCTGTTGTAGATGTAACCCGGCCCATTGGCTGCAATGAACAACTGAGTGCCGTTGTCGCTCATGCTGACCGGGCCAGTGCCTGCTACCGTGCCACGCAAGGTGGCTACATAAGCCGTGGTAAGGCTGTAGAGTTCAGTGCCGCTAACCACATAGCCAATGCCGTTAAACGTCCACAAGCCCCGTATTGGCCCTGTCCCAACCGTCACCAGCAAGTCAAGCCCAGGCGCTCGGTTTAGAAACCCGCCTGTCTCCCCTCCGTCTGGGATAACTTCGGGGAACAAGTTGACGCATCGATTATCTGCGGCATTTACTGACCTTGCGACATATGCTGCACCCAAAATTGGCGATTTCATTGCGCCGCCTTTATGGTAAACTGAATGTCATGACTTCCAAACCTGAAATTACCATTGAACATTTGCGTGAATCTTTGGATTACAACGCGCAAACCGGCATTTTTACTTGGCGTAAAAACCATTACCGACCTGATCTTGTTGGAAAAACTGCGGGTTCTATCCAAAGCGCAGGATATTTGTCTATTGCTATTCATAACGTCAAACGATTGGCGCATAGATTGGCATGGTTTTATGTAACTGGCAGCGCACCCAAAAACCATATTGACCATATTAATGGAGACAAGTTGGATAATTCTTTTGCCAATTTGCGTCAAGTTACTAGATTTGGCAATTTGCAAAATATGAGAAAAGCAACAAAAGCCAACAAAACTGGTTTTTTGGGCGTTAGCGCCCACCAAGGAAAATGGCGAGCGCAAATTACGTTTAACGGAAAAAACATCCGAGTAAGCAATTTTAATACGCCAGAAGAAGCGCATCAAAAATATTTGGAACTTAAACGTAAACATCACTTAACTTGCACCATCTAATTAGAAATTGCAGCATTGACGCTACGGGCAACATAGGCCGAACCAAGGATGGGTGATTTCATTAAGAAACAGCGCCACTGATAACAGCAAAGCTAATAACAGGGGTTTCCACCGTTGTGCCGCCCGTGGTGCGGAATGTAATTTCAAAACTGACTCCTCCTGTTATTTTTGTTATCATCAACTCATACTTATCTGTGCCTGATTTTTGATTCAAAATAATGACATCGGTTGCAGCGACTATGTTGTTGTTTACCGTAAATGATGTATATGCAGTAGTACCCGCTGCGCTATCTAAGGTAATTGAACCAGTGGGTCTATTTATTGGTGGGGTAGGGTTTGACCTACCTCCTGTTTGAGTTACAGCAGCACCAGCACCAGTGGTATAGCCAGCTTTTCCAGAGCTGTTGTTAATTAAAATATTACCCGCAGCAGTCAAGCTGGTTGCGGTTGCTGCACCTAGAACAGGCGTAACCATGACCATGCTGGTGCTGGTACAGGCGCTGATGTTGCCGCTGGTTACAGTACCCAATACAGGTGTAGTCAACACCATGCTGGTGCTGGTACAAGCGCTGATGTTTCCCGAAGTCACCGTACCCAGAATTGGGCCTGTCATGGTTGGCGTAGCAATTGTCGGGCTGGTGAACAGTAGCGTCTTGCTGATGCTTTTGGTTGTGCCAGATTGGACAAAAGGAACAATGTCGGCAGCGTTGATGACGGTGGCAACGGGCAGACCAGAGATGGCAACGGTAGTCATAAAATTATCCTAAAAATTGTTGCTGTAAATGTTATATCGTTGACGATTGGCAACTATGCCGTAAGGCATTGCCATTACATCGTCAGGGTTGTTGATGCGCTTGATGTTGCGCTTGGAGGTCATAGCAATCCGCTGCACCTGTGGGCTTGGTTCAACGCCAAACTCAGCGGCAATCTCACAGGCCAAGTTAAACCTAAAACATCGTAGGTAGCCTGGAGGGAAGGACAGCGTAGTTGCCAGCACTGCTGGCTGCGTCAATTCTTCCACCGACACAATGTGCCATTCAAGTGGCGAACTAGGCACAGGGTACACCGTCATCGTAATGTCGGGGTAGCCCATGTTGACGTACAGCACCTGCGGATAGGTGCTGGTTGTGTTCTTGACAGCAATGCCGTTGTATTGCTGTTCGTTGATTATTTTGATGCCATATGAAGTACCGTTTGAGGTATCTTTATAGTACGTAGCATCGTCAACCAAGACAGGCCGGTTGCCAACAAAATTACCTGTCGGGCCTAACGTGCGTGTAGCTTGATTTACAGGCCAAGTGAACACTTGGTCTTGCGTAGTGAACACCGACAACCGCTCAGTGTTCCATGAGTCGATCATCTGGTTGAGCGCCGACAGTGCGTCAGCAGACGTAGCGGCTGAAGGTGTCTCAGCCTCTGCCAACATCCCAATCAGGCGTAACGCCCCGTTTATCTGGTCGCCAGCAGATGTGGTCATACCCTATGCTCCTGCGTCAATAACCTCAACTCGGGGCCTGCCACGGGGACGTTTCATTTCGTTCACCGTGACAGGCTCTGCATCTACATCAAACCTCACCCAGCCGTTTTTTTCATCATAAACGGCCTCTGCTTCCATACACGCAACTTTTGTCCCATGCACGGGGTGACGTAAGTAAATGACTGCCATCTAGCTTACTTCAAAAATGCCGAGTAAGCAGCATCGCCAGTTTTTACGAAACGGTAAGTGTGTGCGCCATGACGGGCAATAGTTACCGAACCAAAAACTGTGATGCCTGTGCCGGTTGTGACCGGAACAGTAGAAGAAGCACCGCTATTGTTGTCGTTGCAAATAGTTAGTTCAAAAGACGAACCAACTTTTGCGCTTGTGATAGCTGCGTCAAGTAACGTTGCGGTAGGCAGCGTTACAGTCAACGTAGCATCCGAGGCTTTTTTGCAAACAACCAAACCGACTGCCACTTGATCCGCAGTCAAAGTTGTGTCGGCAGTCAAAGTAGTTGGGATGGTTTGAACCCCCATCACTGCTTCAAGTAGGTTGCCGTCACCAAGTTGTTGACCGCCTGCGCCATTAGGGAGAGCCATGATAATTTCCTTTCAAATGAGTTAAATCAACCCCACAGACGGCAAGCCATCTGAGGACGAATAGTGCTGAAACCGTACAGTACGTCAATACGGCAAGGCATACGGTCGTTGTTGATATCGTAAGCACGAACCACACGCATACTGATGCCGTTATGGTTTGCACGAGCAGCCATATCGACCCCCTGGGGCATGACCAAATCTGCCGTAGCAAATGTGATTGCGTCCTTGTGGTAGATCATGTTTTGCGGATAGGCAGTAGACGCCGTACCAACAAAGGTCACGGCAGCGTTGTCAGCGGGAAAGCTGTTAACGGTAGCCAAGGCGCTTGTGCTGGTGTAGATTGGTGGGCTGATTGCCATGTTTGCCAAAGCATTGCTAACGCCAGTTTGTGCGGCGGTCACAACAAATTGCTGTAGCGAACCAGTTGACTCACGGGTCTGTGGGTTAACTGCAAACACGTTTGCAATCGTAAACACATCACCAACAGTCACTGTGTCAGTTGCACCAGTAAGGCCGTCAATGCTGATGGTCGATTGGCCTTGGGTGCTAACAGCACCGTTAACCAAAATCGTACCAGCACGGGAGCCAGTGGTGTGAACTTTGATGGATTGGCTCATGTTGATTTCGTCAAAGCCCAACACGCCAGTACCCATCATGCCGTTCTTAAACTGCTTGCTGATAGTGTCGGTGGGATTAAAGAAACCAGACAGGCCGTTGACCAAGCCAGCGTTAGCAGCAGGGTTGACGGTAGCGTAGCGAGGAGCCATACCAGCAGCCGATTCGTTGAGTTTTTGCTGCGCCTGCAACAGAACCAAAGCGGTAGCGGGAGAAGTGCCAGGAGTGCCAACGGTGTTGAAAATGGCTTTGTAGGCATTAGCAACGTCAGCGTCAATGCTGGAGGCCAACTGAGAGATACGGGGCTTGAGAACCCGCTCTGCAAAGTCGTCCAACGACAAAGTTAACTCAGCGGTGGTGAAGTTCACACCAATGTGCTTTTGGGTAGAAACCGTCAGCGTGGTGCTTTGCTCGGCATCGTCCTGCACTTGCAGGGCTGCACCGTCAGTCACCAG